CCATTTTGAACAATCTTTAAAATAATTTAAAATAGTGCTTGACATTAGTAATTTTATGATTCATAATATGTCTAACGAAATAAATTTAATTTGTTTCAAATATTAACTCAAATAAAAAAATATGAAATTATTCGCAATTATCATCACTTCAGTAGCATCACTTCTTTTAATGTATTTATGCTTACATTTTGCTTTTGAATCATCTAAAGACAATTTTTTTAAATCAATTGCTTTTATCAATTTTTGGTTTGTTTTATTTCAAAGTCAAAAATTAATTAGATTTTTACTTGATGCAAAATAATTTTTCTATTAACAATAAATATTAACTCAAAAAAACAAAATATGAACAAACTATATTCAAAAATAAACAATTTACAAGATTCATATCATCTTGAGCAAGCTATCGAACGCGATGAAGAAATAATGACTTTAAAAAATGGAGTTCATGATTTTTATGATAATCTATGTCTATATTGTTCGAACAACGATATTGATTTAAAAGATGTATCAGATGATGAATTTAATGCTTGCAAAGAATTGTTGCAAGATTTTGCAAAAGCATCTGAAACAAATTCAATAACATTTTCAATTTCAAAATAAAAAATATGAAAAACGAAAATACATTAGAAAATTTAGGTAAAAAAGTTATTTTTGGAGATTTAACAAAAGTTGATTTGTTAATTGACACAAAAATTTTAGTTCAAGCGGGTATTGATTATTATAAAAATAACGATCAAGAATATTTAAACGAGCAACTAAATAAAAATTGGTTTGAAGTTTGCACTATAAACCATATTTTTCAATATATTAATCAAATTAAAAATTAACATTAACTCAAAATAAAAAAAATATGGAAAATGCAATAAATAACATTCAATACATTTTTGAAGAAAAAAAAATAATAGAAGATTTCGAGCATCTTAAAAATAATTCAAAAATAAAAATTAAAGTTTTTCACAGCAATAATTTTGAACACATTGAACATTTTTACGAAAAGTCAAAATCTTTTAATATGCAAATTGCATTTTTAGAAAGACAACTAAAAAATAAATTAATAAAAAAATACGAAATCATTGAAAATTAATATTAACTCAAAATAAAAAAAATATGAAAAAATCAAAACTCGAACGATTACAAGAAATTCGCTTCAAACTTCGTTTTCGTTGCTTATCGCAATTTAAATTTACTGAAGCAAGATTATTCAAAGTCAATGAACAAATCTTTATCGCGCAATTCGAACAACTTAATTTAAAATAATATGCTAAAAATATTTACAAAAAAACCAAAAAAACCTGTTTTTTATCGCTACACAGTCGAAGCGATAAATCCAAAAAATGAAGCTAAAACAATATTAGCTTCTTACACATGCGAGCGTGATTATCTAAGCGAAAATATTGACTCTCTAGTTTTTAGAGTCTTATTTAAAATCAAAAAAGGCAAAATTAGTAATAAAATGATTTTCGCTAAAACTAAAAGAATCGTAAAAAAGGATGCAATTTATGTATAAATTATTTTTACTTATTGCATTAATCGCAATCTTTTTATTCAAGCAATCGCATGATGCAAAAAAATACAAAGTTGAATTTGAAAATAAATTAGAATTCAATTCTAAAAAGCTTCACGCAGTAATTGCGGATGTTTGGAATATTAACAATTAACTTTAAAAATATGGAAAAATATATAGGATATAAAAATAAAATAACGGGTCAAGAAGTACTGGTTAGAAAAATACCAAAAATTTTAACTCATCCAAAAGTTTTTTACGAAGTGAGGTTTGAAAACAAAGTCGGATACATTAATTTGTCCGATTTTAAAAAAAATTATGAAAAAATTAATAATTAAAATTATGAAACAAGAAATTAAAAAACTTCCAATCAATACTGTAGACGAAGCGGGAGCAGTAGCGGTTAAAATAAACTTAAAAATTATGAAACAAGAAATTTCACAACAAAAAATACAAGAAATTAAAAAACTTCCAATGAATACTGCGGACCAAGCGGGAGTAGTAGCGGTTAAACTATGTGAGATTGCATGCGAAAAGCATACAGCTAACGAAGAAGCTTTCTTTATTGCGGGCTTTATTGAATGCTTTAAATTTTTAAAAAATTAACTTTAAAAATATGAAAAATCAAAATAAAAAAATAATAAATCAAAATTACTACAAAAAAAACAAAGACATAATCAGCGAAAGAAATAAACAAAATCGTAAACGCAAGCAACAAGAAGACAAATTTCACTTTTACGGCTTTTGGCTTTTACTTACCGCTGTTCTAGTCGACACATTTATTAACCAAATTTTAAAATAATATGATTATAAAAATAAAAAAAGACTCGTCTCTATATCGTAAAATTGAGCAAGAAGTTTTGGAATCTTTTAAACTTCGCGGAACAATTACGGGGACTAAGTCCCGCATTGATGAAGTTAACTTTATCGATTTTAAAATAACTTTAAAACAAATAAAAAAAATATTAACAAAAAATAAAATATCAATTCCAAAAAGGGGGAAAAATGGCTAATATGTCTTACTGCAGATTTCAGAATACTTTTTGGGATTTTAAAGACTGTGTCGAATCTTTAGAATACGAAGTCGATATTAATGATTTAACAAAAACAGAGAAAGATTATGCTTTAAAAATGCGTGAACTTTGCGAGCAATATTTAAAATTAACAGAAATAAAGGAGGAAAATGTCTAGAGAAATTAAATTTAGGGATTGGAATCCCGAAGCCAAAGAAATGCAATATTTTAATTTAGATGGATATGATAGAGAAGTGCATGACGCTTACGGCAATATAATGCAATTCACAGGCTTACTCGATAAAAACGGGAAAGAAATTTTTGAGAGTGATGTTATTAAAATAATAATGAAAGATTGTGTATTATTAGATGAAGTTTATTGGAGCGAGTCTGATGCTATGTTTTGCTTAAAAAAATTAAGTCGAAATATGCTTACTCTTCAAACGCATAATGTTGAAATTGTTGGCAATATTTACCAAAATCCTGAACTACTCGGAGGTGAAAATGAGTAAATATGATTCTTTTGAATGGACTCTTTTATTTGCGGTATTGTTAGGCTTTGTTTTACTGTGTTTTACTGCAGTTTTTGACGGATACTATAGTCCTAAGCTTACAGAACAAGATTATTATAACAAATTTTGCAAAAAAAATTTTGATGTTTCTTGTGACAATATTAACTTAAAATAAATAAAATATGAAAATTTCAAACAACAACAAAAAAATTATAATTTTTGGTGCCGTGCTTTTTTCAATAATTCTCGCACTTTACATTTTTAATCTTCAAAAATACAAAACTAATTGTAAATCGCTCGAAAATATCGATAAAATCGAATTAGAAACACGATTAAGAGAATTAAGCGATAAAAATGAGCAATTAGCAAAACAAATTGAAAATGATGCTGTAGCAATTAAACACGCACAAAATCAAATTAACGAATTTAAAGTGAAGTGTAAAAATTGCACTTATCATTTATCAACAAACTGGGAGAATTAATATGCAAGAGTTAAAAAAAATACAGATCCAGCTCAAGAAAGAACTGGGCGGGGCGAGTTTAAATCATTTGATTAATTATGCTTCTTTAGTTTATAAAGAATACATAGATTTTCACTTTTCTGTTTTTCCATCTTTTGATAAAACAAAATTTGAAAATAAAGTTAAATTAATCTTCGCTCTCAATGACCAAAATATATTTAAATCTTATTTTATCTTACTTAACGACCAAAACCAAGCACTTAACATTTTCGGGCAATCTGAAGAGTTCCAAAGAAAACTTTACGATGCAATACAAATTATTAAAAATATTAACAATAAATAAAACATATGCACAAACTTTATTTAACAATCATTTTATTATTATTTGGCACGGCTCTAGCATTTACGAACCATGTTTTATTCATGGTTTTTATATTTATTTGCTTTTGTTTTATGCTAAATATTTTAATCAATTGTATTTCATCAATTATTTTAAACGAAAAAGAAGATATTGACATTGACAAATAAATTTGGATTTTATAAATTTGTAAAAAATGATTTTTTATTGTTTTTTTCATAAAAAGAAAAAGTTAATATTTGAGCAAGAGGGGTTTCATATCCCCTCTTCGCTTACTTGTGATAATGATTTTTTGGTTGCTAATCATTATCACTGGGTAGCGAAAAGCCAAGCGGTTCGATAAGATACAACTGCGAGAAACGAAGTATGCTATCCTTTTAAATTTAAATCTGGTGGATCAGGTTTATATTCACTCCACACATGAGTTCAAATATTTTAAAAAAATAAATTTTTATGGGGTCAAGAATCCACGCTTGACCTCGCCAAAATCAAAGCGTGGAGCATATGAAAAATCTATACATTACAAATATAATTTTTGTCACAATTATATTAATTATTACTATACTATATAATTATTGGTCAGTATTTGTAAAAATTGCCCTCGCTCTTGTTTTTTTAATTTGCGGTATTGGTGCATTTGTTGCATTAAGTTTTTTTATTTTATTAGCAATAGTAGTAATTAAAGAAAAATTAAATTTGACTAATAAAAATTAATAAATATTATGAAAGAGCAAAATTTTTTTGCAAATATAGGAAATCGGAAAATGGAAAACATCTTTATAAATTCACTAAAAGAAGAAATTGAAAGACAAAAAAACAGACAGATAGCTAGACTGTTTGATGATTTAAAAGGCTTTCCAATGCCCCCTTTGGTTGAAAAAAGAATTAAAGAGGCTGTTTACGAAATTCAAAACGAATTAACAAAATTTATACAGGAAAACGGTTATGACAACTCAAATACAACAAGATAAATTTATATATTTTCCAATATATTTAACTGATTATGTATCAGATTCAAGAAAATTAACAATGCTTCAAAGAGGGGCGTTAATCGATTTATCAGTATTATATTTTCAAGAAGATTTAAAAATTAACTATACAAAAGAACAAATTTATAGACTTGTTTTTGCATTTTCAAAAGAAGAGCGGGAAGCAATTGACTTTATATTAGAAAATTATTTTACTCAAAGCGAAAATAAACCTATGGGTTTTTATTGGGTTTCTAGTAAACTAAATCAATTAGGCGATAAAATATTGAAGCGATTGAATTCAAGCAGGGAAAACGGGAAAAAAGGAGGGAGGGGAAAGAAAAAAGAAATTAAACCCATGGGTTCAAATCCGCTTAACCCAAAACATAACCTAGATGAAAGCATACTAAATGAAACTAAATTAAATGAAACTAAATTAAAAGAAATTAATCCAATTTATAAAAAACTATCAGATGGTTTATTATTTATCTTAGAAGCAAAACTTCAAAGAAAATTATCTTCTAAAAATTGGGAAGACGAAATTAAAAAATTAATAGAGAAAGATTTATCAGTTAGACAAAATCCAATCGAAGATGTAGTGCAAGCAATACAAACAATAGCAAATAATTATGGTAAAGAATATTTTCCAGTAATTCAATCAGCTAAAAGCCTAAGAGAAAAATTTACTAAAATTGAGGATTATGTCAAAAGAAACTCGCAAGGTAAAAATAATCAATCATCAGCATTAGACCAATACAATTCAATATTAAACGATTTAAATGGAGATTTTAATGAATAATTTACTTGAAACTAAAAACGATATACTCAAGCCATTGGAAGAAAATGAGCTTAAAGAAAAACTAAATAAAAAAGTTGTTTTAAAATATGTTTCACAAATGAGAATCGACCAAAATGTTTCTATTACCGAATCAGATTTTAAAATTAAGCTTCAATTGATTTTCGATGAGTGCGGTAATTTAACAAACAATCAATTTATTGATAACTGCAAGACCCTTTCAAGAAAAGATTTATATAATAAAATACCTCCTGCATTTAGGTTTAAAGACCCACACGCAGACGGCAACAAACCTAGTTTTTTAAGTCAATATAGACATTTATTGGACAAATAGCATGGAACAAGAAAATTTTAATCAAGAGATAGAAGAAGCTTTATTAGGCACCATTCTTTCAAATAACATGTATTTGTTAAAATCACCAAACCTTGAAGCTAAACATTTTTACTTTGATGATTATCAAAAGATTTTTGAAGAAGCTATTAAAAGAATTGGAGCTGGTGAGGTTGTTGACTTTAGAATTATTTCAACATTTGTTAAAAACAATGGAATTGATTTTAAAATTATAAAAAACCTGTCTAACGCAACTGCTGGATTAGCTGATATGGAATCTTATTCAAATGAAATAATTAGATTGTGGCAAATAAGAGAGTTAAAAAAGATATTAACTTCAATAATAAGCGATAAAACTTCCGATTTTAATGCTATTAAAACAAAATTAGAGGGAGATATAGCCGACATATCAATAAATATGTCTAATCAGCCTAAAAAGATTGACAAAGTTATTGATGATGTTTTATCAAATCATCAAAAAGAATTAATCTTTACAGGCTTTGATAAATTAGATATTCTAACTGGAGGCTTTGAGCTTGGTAATCTAGTTATTATCGGTGGCAGACCATCAAGCGGAAAGACTACATTTTGTTTAAACTTTGCTAAAAATGTTTCTTTGAGCCATGGAGTTTTATTTTTTTCAATGGAAGTATCGGACAAAAGCCTAGCAAGAAAATTTTTAAACGAAACAACGGGGGCAAGTGCTTATAGATTAAAAATCGGAGCAACAACCGAAGCGGACAAGCTATCAATAGAAAATAATAGACACACTTGGAAAGATTATAATTTAATACTCGATCAAGAAAATGGCATAAATCTTTTAACGATCAGAAGCAAGATTAAACGGGCAATGCTTAAAAATGATATTAAAATGATTTGTATCGACTATTTGCAATTAATCGCAAGTTCTGGTAAGGAATTTTCAAGAGAACAACAAATATCAAGAATTGCTGAGGGTTTGAAGAAAATAGCAAAAGACTTCAATATTGTTGTTGTCGCCTTGTCCCAATTATCAAGAGCGGGTGATTCGAGAGAAAATAAAAGACCAATTCTAAGCGATTTAAGAGACTCAGGAGCTATTGAACAAAATGCGGATATTGTAATGTTTACGCATAGAGAAGAATATTTCTTAGAGCGAGAAAAAGTTCCTGAACACTCAAAGCATTATGGCGATTGGCTTAAATGCTACAATAATGTAAAGGGCAAAGCAGATATAATTGTTTCTAAGAATCGTGAGGGCGAATGCGGAGACATTTTATTTAACTTTAACGGCAAACAAAGCAAATTTTGGGAGGCAAATGATTCATATTAACCACATACTTGCACAAAATATCGCAAATGCAAGTAAAGCAAAATTTTATCATCAGAATAGAGATATTTTTCTTAAATATTTCGACAGCATTAAGCAATACGAAGCCTTAATATCAGCGGGTAATTTTAAGAAAATCGACGAGATTATAAAACAAAATTCATCTTTTAACTTAGATGAGTTTATTATTAACTTTAATAAAAAAATATGAAAAAAGAAATGTCAAAATGGTTTATATCTTATAATTTTAAGAATTGGGAAGGTATGGGATTTGGTCAAGTATATTACACAATAAATGGCAAAGAAATTGGAACTAAACACTTAAACACCTTAAGAAAAGATTTAGAACAAACACACGGATTAAGTGCTTCAATAGTAATATTAAATTTTGTCAAATTAAAATATGAAGGAGAGGCTTGAAAATTCTATTAATCGAAGACTCGGAAATATTAACATTGTTATTAAAACATCAAGCTAAAATATTAAAAGTTAATTTAACTTGTGTTGATAATTTTGTTGATGCAATTATTGAGCTTAAAAATAATATTTTTAGTTTTATCATACTCGATAATTTTCTTGAAAAAGAAGATATAAAGGGGGTTGATAAAGCCGAGACATTAAAAGGCTATTCGCAAGCGAAGATTATTCTCTCAAGTGCGGATAGCTGTATTATTAAGAATGAGTGGATTGACGAAGTAATTCCGAAATCACAATTAGAATTAGTAAATGTTATTAACTTAAAGTAAATATTTATGGAAGACGATATTATTTTAGCAATTTTAATAATTATGAGTGGATTGTCTTTGTTTTTGTGGATTGTCTCTGCTTTTATGGTCTTTATTTAAACTTATTGTAATTTATTTTTATTATTAAAAAAGGAGAGATCATGTTAACGGTTATTATAGTTTTGCCCTGTTTATTTGTAACAGTGGGGGTTTTTGTAAATTGTTTATGAGAAAAATATTTAATTTTATAGTGTTATGGTATTTAATTAAGACTAATAATATTAATGAAGACTATAAACTTTCTAATTCAAAACTTTGTTATATTCGCATCAGTTATTATTTTGACGAAAAAGTTTTTAATAGTAAAATCTTTTTTTGTCGAACAATAATGAAAGGTTCTATACATTATGAAGTGATAGAGGGCGTATGCAAATTCAATCTTTCAAATTGGCAGGCAAAGTTTTTATATAAAATGGCTAAAAATAAATATTTAAAATCATGGAAATAAAACTTACCGCAGAAAATATTGAACAAATAATAAAGATTAAAAAACTTATTAAACTTGAGGAGGACTTAATAGATTTTAATGCAGAACATGATGATATAACAACCGAAAAAATAAGGTCTTGTGGGGTTATTTTGGAAAGAGAAGTTAAAAATTTTTTCAATAACTTCGAACTTGAAATAAAAAATATAATTATTTTTAAAAAAACATGAACAAACAAGAGTTTTTAAACGGGCAAATAGTTTTGTTTAATTGCGATTGCATCGATGTTATGCGAAATTTAAAAGACAAAGAAATTGATTTGGTTTTGACTGATCCGCCTTATGGGATTAATTTTGGAGTTTTTAACAGAACTAATAAATTAAATAACGGACAAAGAATTAAAGCAAATAAATATCACAATGCAAATTGGGATAATAATATCCCAGATAATTGTGTTTTTGATGAGCTTTTAAGAATTTCTAAAAATTCAATAATTTGGGGTGGAAATTATTTTCCAAAATTATGGCAAGTTGCAGGAAGGTGCTTTATTTTTTGGAAAAAAAACAATCCAGTCCCCAATTTTGCAGACGGAGAATTGGCTTGGACTAGTTTTGATAAAGTAGCAAAGTGCTTTGATTTTAATTACTATGGAAACCAAGAAGGAAAAACTCTTGCCGAAAGCAAAATCCACCCAACTCAAAAACCAGTGGCTTTAATGAGCTGGTGCTTAAATAATTATAGCCAAGAAAATGATCTAATTTTTGATGGTTTTTTAGGCTCGGGAACAACTGCAATTGCTTGCATTAGAACAAAACGGCGATTAATTGGTTGCGAACTTGACAATGAATATTTTGATAAAATGTGTAAAAGAATTGAAGAGGAATTAAGGCAAGGAAATTTATTTTAATTATTTTTAAAAATAATGCTTGACACATTAAAACACTTGTATAGTATGAGTTGCGAAGGTTGATAAAAAGACTTTTAAAAATATAAATCGTAAATATAAATATCAGATTAGCTCAGTAGGTTAGAGCAAAACACTCATAATGTTTGGGTCGGTGGTTCAAATCCATCATCTGATACCATTGGTAGGTAGCTCAGCTGGATAGAGCAACAGCCTTCTAAGCTGTAGGTCGTGGGTTCAAATCCCTCTCTACCAACCAAAATCGTAAATATTTAAATGGCTAGTGTTGTGGCGGAATATAGACGCGGTTAAACAATGCGCAAAATAGTGGTCGAACACAACGCTAGAAATAGCTTGAAAGGTAGAGGACGCTTCTCGGAAAGTTTGCTTGCAAAGGTGTAAGTCCTTTGCCAACGCTAGCTTTATAAATACTTATTCGGTGGGTCGCACCCGCAAGTGGTTTTTGAACGAAGTAAAATTCGCACCAGTCAAAAACTGCTATACAGCTGGGAAAGACCGCACAACTCGGCACGGGTAAAGAAGAGTGCAGAAATATTAGACAACGCAAGTTGAGCTAGTTAAATTGCTCGAAAGAGCTTCATTAATCAAGCGGTTAAGTTTAGTTAATTATATTTAATACTAAACCTCTGGGACGAGCAAGCTAATTACCATCATCGCTTTGGTAAGTTCCAAGATTAGCAAGTGGGGAATGTCTAAGAAAGTTCCACTTTAAGGCACAGTTAGACCAGTTAGCCTTCTGTAAAAAGGCAAATATTAACTTAAAATTAAAATATATGAGCAATCAACTAAATGAATTAACAATTGGACAATTTAAAGAATTATCGAATCTATTAAATAATAAAACCGAGCTTAATAAACCACACCCTTTTGAAATCGGTAAAAATTATTTCATCAGAACTGTGACTATGTCGCATGTAGGTAAACTTGAGGCTGTTTATGATGATACTTTTGTGCTATCATCTGCAAGTTGGGTTGCGGACAGTGGTAGATTAAATGATGCAATGAAATTAGGATTAGAAGCAATTAGTTCTTCAGAATTAGAGCCTTTCGTTAATAATCTTATTATCGGTCGCGGAGCTTTAATTGACATGACTATATATAATTTTCCCCTCCCAACCAAACAAAAATAATTTTATGAATCAGGCAATTTTATTCAGAGGATATTTATTAAGCAGGAGCAGGAGCGGGAGCAGGAGCGGGAGCTGGAGCAGGAGCAGGAGCAGGAGCAGGAGCAGGAGCGGGAGCTGGAGCTGGAGCTGGAGCAGGAGCAGGAGCGGGAGCAGGAGCGGGAGCTAATAATTAAATTTACACCACATAACCTAAATATTAACTTAAAACAAAAAAAATATGAACATTAAAATTTTTAAGACAAGAGAGCAATTTAAGCAATATGCTAATGAACTTATTGATGATAATTTTTGGGATATTAAAAATTGCTCACCCTTTAAGTCTAATCCTAATATTCCTTATGTCGCCTACGCACGCTACATTAAAAAAACAATCCATGGCGAAGATGCGAGCGAATTGAGAGGATTTAAACCAAGTCAAAATCAAAAGATTACTGATAGATTACAAGAGGAATTGATTAAGCTTTTAACAAAAGATGCTGAAGAAATTGTTTTAGAAAATGATTTGTTTCAGGTTGTTGTTGAAAAGTCAGATGGAAATTTGCAAACAGCAATAATTAGATTAATTGATTATAGTGCGAATGCTTTAATCACGCACGAAAAGAAACACATCGACCCAAGCGAAAATATTTTTCTTTACATAAACGATCACGAAGTTTATTTGTCAAAAAGACAAACGATAAAAATCAACCAAGCAATTCAAGATAAACTCGATGAATATTGGGCAGAAAATCAAACAGAAGACGAGAAAGAAGCGACTAGAGCTGAAAAGCTTTGGGAAATGAATGAGGGGAGATAGTATGACAAAAACATTACAAGAAATCCAAGAATTTAACCGCAAAAAAATCATTTGTGCGGTTAATGGAACTGAGAATTATGAGGAGGGGAAAATGAGTAAAGGAAAAATATTCACAGCAGAAGAGGTGCAAACAATAATTGCGGGGAATAAAAGAATGTTTAGGGAAGTGATTAAGCCACAACCAAACAGTAAAATAAACCCTGTTCATTTGAAAGAATGTAATTCTTGGCAATGGGCAACAAAAGAAAGTCGCAGAGAATGCCCCTACCAAAAAGGACAAAAGATTTTTGTGAAAGAAAGTTTCAATATATTTGCTGGACAAGTTGCTGACAAACAAAGTTTAGCTAATGCTGAAAAATATATTTGGAAGCCAGCTAAACACATGAAGCAAGAACACTCACGCTTAACTTTGCAAATAAAAGAGATTAAGGTTGAACGCTTGAAAGATATTAGTAAAGAAGATGCGATTGCAGAGGGAATGTTTTTTACTGATCATGGAAAGAATTGTTATGGTCAGCAAGAAGCTGGGTGGAGCTGGAAAGAAAATAAGTCGCTTTCTGAATGTTTAGGTTCTGCTTATTGGGCTTTTGCAAATAAATGGAACTCAACTCACAAAAAAGAAGAACATAAATGGGAGAGCAATCCCTTCGTCTGGTCAATTCAATTTGAGGTAGTGAGTCAATTCAATTTGAGGTAGTGAAATGAGTAAAAGATATTATTATACAAATGCTATAGTTGCTCTTTACATGATGAAAGAGTTCGGAGTTGAGTTTGATATAAGAGGAATAGATAATTTTGTAGCTTATATGAAAAATCCAGTTGATGGAGCTAGGATTAATGTAGCCACAAAATCACAAAAAATATTTAAACCTAGAAATTATGATTTAGCTGGATTCACTAGGGGTGATGGTATTTCAACCGTAGCTCAATATGATGAAAGAAAAAAAGCTTTCATAAACGGAAATTTTAGGATTTTAAAAAAATATAATCCAAAAATCATCATGCGAGACAACAAACAATTTTTTATGCCAGAGGTAGAAAATGAGTAAAAAAAACGATGTAATGATTGAGTTAGCTTACTGCGATGGATTTAGAGCGGGACACAAAAATGCTTACCTTTGTATGTCAAAATGCAACTATGAAAGAAAAATAGCTTTTTCATTTGAAAAATTAATTAAATATAGAAGAGATGAGGCTTTAAAAATTATAAAACCTGAAAAGAAATTACCAAAATATAAACAATTTTTTATGCCTGAGGTAGAAAATGACTAAAACAACAAATTATATGAACGAAACTATGCAAAAAGAAATAAGAGATAAATTAATAAAAATAGGATATACTGGAAAAACAGATTTAGAGACTTTGCTTGATGCTTTGCCTAGCTCTATTCCATATAAAAATGAATATTATTATTTTTTTTTATGGGGTAACACATTAGGTTATTATTATGAGAATAGCGAATATCGAGACAATTACAATATGGGCGATGGTCTTTATGAATTTTCTAAATTATCTTTAGACGAATCACTAGCAGACACTGCTGGGCGATTGATTATTGAACTTCACGAAAAAAACTTAATTAAATTTTAATATGAAAAAATATATAGCAGTAATTGACAAAGATTTTGGCGTAGTATTCCCCGACTTTGACGGTTGCGTAAGTGTTGGTAAAGACCTTAATGACGCAATTAAAATGGCACAAGAAGCTTTAAAATTTCATGTTGAGGGCATGCGAGAAGACGGTGAGGAATTGCCTGAGCCTACAACATTGGAGCAGGTTAAAAAAGAATATCCTGATAATGTTTTTAAATATCAACCTATATACATAAAATAACATGACAACAGTTGAACAAGAAATGATTATTATGATAATAGCTTATGTTTGTGCTTTTATTTTAGTTATTTATGGAGAAATTTCTGAGGCAAAAATAAAAAAAGAACAAAAACAAATTTACAAAAAATTAGACGAAGAACTAACTAAATTTATAATTCTTGAAAAATATCCAAACAAAAAAAATAAATAATATGAAAGAAACCAAAACAGCTTATATTTTAGCTAAAATTAAAATAAAAGGTTTTGTTAAGGCAAAAAACATTAATCAATTAGCTTTGAAACTTGATATTAAGCCCGAGAATTTAAGACATATAATTGACGCTATCGAAGTTGCAAATGCAGTTGATGATAAAGCTAGGCACAATTATCATGATTATTATTTTAGGGGTAAAGGTAAAAAGAAAAAAGGAACATTGATTTTATGTTATAAATGGGCTGATGAAACTAAAAGTGTTTTGTCAGATAAAATGAACGAAATTTTGGGGGTTAAATAATATGATAACATATTTACTTTTAATAATTTTATTAGTTGGCTTTCATAGCTATTTTTTTTATAGTTTGTGGCTTTTGTGGAAAAAAGGAGCTGATAAACTGAGCTGGTATCAAGGGCTTTATTTTGCAATATCGGCAAATGTTGTTGTTAAATTTTGGATTAAATTCTTTAATTTTATCTAATAAAAATATGGTAAAAATAGGGTAAAAATAGGGTAAAAATAGGGTAAATTAGTAGTAAAACCCATTTCAACCCTTGAAAACATTAAATTCGCGAAAATTCCGATTTTTTTTAATTATTAGTAAAACTCAATCCTTGATTTTGTAGGCTTGCAACCATTTTACTTTTACAATTAATCTTTTTTTAAACCTAGACGCCGTATGTTCGCGATTATATTTAAACTAAAAATAAATAATATGGATAAAACTGAAAACGAATTGAAAGAAAAAACACTGCAAGATTTAAATAAATTGATAGACAATTATTACAATTATGAAAAAAGTTTTTCGCCAGCTGCTTTAAAAATCTTAGCAGAAAATTGTATAAAACTAATAAATAAATAAAGATTTTTAAAAATAATTCTTGACTATTAATTTAGCCCCTATTATGATACTTCCACGCACCACATAAAAACCTTTTTAAAAATATTAACTTAACTTAAAAAATATGCAAAAGCAAGAAAAATTTATTCAAGATTCTATAAGTAATTTAATGTTTAATTGTGGGAGATTAGATGTTTTAATAGACAGATTAGATGGCAATGAAGAACATAAAGAACTAAAAGTGATGTTACAAAGAATCAAGCATTCTCTAGAAATTAATGCTGACCAATTATGGCAATTTCCGATTGACAAATAATTGAAAATAAAACTTTAAAAAATAATATTAACTTAATTTAAAAAATATGAAAAACGAAAAAGAAAAAACTCATTGGTTGCAAAATCAAAACAAAAATTATTTAGGTCATTTTGATTTACCAAATGGCGATGATGTTATTCTTACAATTGCCAAAGCAGATTGGGAAATTGTTAAAAATCCAAAGACAAAAGAAAAACAAAACAAAAGAGTTGTAAGATTTGTCGAAACTCATGATTGGGTCAAGCCTTTCATTTGTAATGAAACAAATGCTAAAATGATTTTTAAGATGATTGAAAAAAAATACATGGAAGATTGTGCTGGTGAGAAAATAAAAATTGGTCTTGATAAAACAAAAATTATGGGCGAAGAAGTTGATTGTTTAAGAGTTAGGCAAGTTAAATCATCATCGTTAACTGGTTCTAATATTATTTCTGAGCAAGAGTTAAGAATTAAAAATCTTTGCAAACAAAAAGGCATAGAAATTGCCACAATATGCAAAGCTTTTAAAATCAACTCAATCATTGATTTACCAGCTTCTAAATTTGCAAAAGTTATTGAAACTTTAAATTCAAAACCTGATGCGGTAAAAGATGAGGTAGTAAATGCAAATAATTAAAGATATAGAACAGGGAAGCGATGAATGGCTAAAATTAAGATTAGGGGTTGCCACAGCCTCTAATTTTGATAAAATCATCACAATTACTGGCAAGGAATCCGAAAGTTTGAAAAAATACGCTTTACAATTAGCAACTGAGTTAATGCTAGAAACGCCTGAGCCATCTTTTAAAAATGATGTTATGGCAAGGGGTAATGAGTTAGAATCATTAGCAAGAGATGCTTATCAAGAACAAACTTTTAATGTTGTTGAGCAAATAACAATGTTTAAAAGCGATTGTGGTAATTTTGGATATTCTCCTGATGGTATTATTGGCGATGATGGTTTAAATGAAATAAAATGTCCAATAGCTACAACACATTTTAAATATTTACTTGATAACAAAATGCCAACTGATTATTGGCAACAAGTTCAAGGTGGTCTTTGGGTTAGTAAAAGAAAATGGATAGATTTCGTTTCGTTTAACTCATATTTTAAAGATAAGAAATTATTTATTGTTAGAGTTGAAAGAGACGAAGAATATATTGCAAAGTTAGCGGAACAAGCAAATAAAGTTATTTTGTTAAGGGATGAATATTTAAACAAATTAAAGGGGAAATGACTAAATTTATCTTCACCCCCGAATCCGATAAAATGCAATTTAGCGACTCGGTTTATTTACATACTAAAAATTTAATGCAAAAAGGCAAAGAATTTGAGGTTGAGTTTAAACCGTTCGTTAAGTCTAAATCTTACGACCAGCTTAAGGGAATTCATAAGCTTTGCGAGATTTACGGGAATTATATGTCGGAAAGCTTGGGATTTAAAGTTAGCTTTGAGAATGCTAAGGAAAGTCTTAAATATGCTATTGATTATATTCGATTGGCTAATAAAGATGAGTCAACAGCGGAAGCATTGAGAAAGAAAAGAGAAAAACAATTGCTTGGCGAAAATATGACAATTAAAGAATTTAATTCTTTAGTCGAGGGTTTGCAAAAACATTTTCCAGTCCCAGCTTCATTTGGCGATGCTACTCTTGAACAAATGCAGGAGTTAATCGAAAAGGTTCATGAACTTGGGCGAGAAAGAGGTTGGCATAACTTGATTTTAACGAATCAGGAAATGCAAGAAATGGTTAATTATTATGAACAAAAATAAATATGCAATTCTGGAAAAAATACAAAGCTAAAAAAGAATTAAGAAAGAAGCTTGAAAAAGCTAGATTTATTAATTTTTATGGCCATAAAATTGATTTAAGTCTTGGTCAAATTATAAAAACTATTTGTTATACTAATACAATTACTACAGTTCCTATTTTCGATGATGAATACGACACAGAATATTGCTATATTGTGTTAAGATATCAACTTTTCTTTGAAAAAAAGTTATTTATTGGCGAAAATATTAGAAGCGTTCGGGACGAATATTGCATTGAACTTAATGATTTTATTAACTCTGGTAAATTTACGGAACGCTTAAACGAATATGAACAATTAAAAAAAGAATATGAACAATTATAAAAAAAAACCAGTTATAGCAAATAAAACAACCGAATATATTGATTTAAAAAATATCGATAAATTAGTGCCAAAAGAATTATTGCACAAAATTAATTTTTTGTTTAATAAAGATATACCAAAAGAGCCAAAAACTGCTAATGACTTGCTTATTTATAGATTATCGCAATTAAAAGAAAGCGATATGCAACAACATTTTTATAAACAGGCAGTATTATTACAATACGAATTAAAGCAATTAAATAAATTTAATGAACTTGAGTTCGTGCAAAATGACAATGGCGATAGTTCTGCTGGTCATTTAACTCAAATTCAAAGAATGGCTTTATTTAAGAGAAAAAAAGCGGAAGGTTCTAGGAGGGGATTTCCCGATGTCTCAATATATTTGTATAGTGCAAAACTAAATTTAAGAGATACCGCTTTTTGCGAGGTAAAAAGAATTGGCGCACCAAGTGAGATACATTTAACTAAAGAGGCGTTAGACTGGTTTTTAAAGCTAAATTCAATGGGTTTTGATGCTTATATTACTAACAATCCTATTTTCTTTAAAGATGTGGTTCTTAAAGAAATTAAAAGCAATTTTATAGAGGTTTAAATGTTATTTATTTTAGTTTTTATTTTTATTTTTTCTTACAGTTTTATGTTTAAATACTCAAAAGAAAAGAAAATTGATTATGCTTTTGGTTACATAATGTGCATGATTATTTTTGTTTATTTGATTTTTTATAATTAATCGCACCAGCTTTTTTTCTTATCACCATTATAAGCCCTTGCAAGTCCTTTTTTAAGTAATTCTTGAGCAATATCAACACCACCGACTTTAACATTAGCAATAAGTCTTCCGCCGTATTTATCCCATTTTATTGAAGTTAAAAGCAATTCTTTATTGCCAACTAAATCAGTTGTGAATTTAGTTGCCTGCAATGCTAATTCGTTTTCTTTGCTACATTTAGCCCTTGAGCCTTTTTCTGGCGTATCAATGCCGTTGATTCTAACACTTAAACCAAGCTTTTTAATTAAAGGTGATTCTTTAGAAACATCAATTTTAATAGTGTCTCCGTCGGTTACCTTTAATGGTTTATAGACATACATTTGCTCTTGTGCTTGTGCAGTTGAAGTAAATAAAATAAAAATTAAAAATATTAGCATATGTTTATAATTAAGCATTTTTAATAACCCATTGGTTGTTTATTAATTCGGCAAATCCGACAAACTTTTCGTCTTTTTTTTCTTCTAAATTAAATTGAATATGAATACAGTTTTTTTCAATTAATATTCTATCAAAACTAATTTTGTTTTCTTTTAAAATATCTATAAGTAATTTTGCTCCATCTTTAGGAGCCATCTCTTTTTTATTTTCATCAATAATATTTATATCGCTAGCCAAACCTTGCATATGCTTAGATGTCGGGCTTCCACCAACTTTTTGATTAACAGCTGGTGATCTGTAAGCACTATTTAATTTAATTTTTGCTTTATATTTTTTTAATAAAGCATCATTGCATAAATTAATTTTCTTTGATGTATGAAGTAAGCAAGTCAATATTCCTAGCTTTGGAGTATTATCTAAACCAGTGTCAGTTTTAAACCACTCTTCTTTTTTGAAGTTTTTAGTTTCTAAATCATCAATAGTTATAATTTGTGTAGTTATAACAAAGTCTTTTATTTTTTTTAAAATTCCCATAAATTATTTTTTACATTCGTTAAATTTAGCACATTTATAAAGCACTAACATTTGTTCAGCCCAAATTTTGAAGCGAACGGGTGTTGATGCTATTCTTTTTTGTTCTTCTTTACTAAAAGTATTACGCTTCGGATATTCTGGAAGCGTGTTAATATATTCTTGCAGTTGTTCTTGCGATAAACTTTTACTCAAGGGCTTTGAGCAAGAAGTCATCATCAAGATTGCCAGACTCATTATAATCAATTTTTTTAGCATTTTTAGCTTTATTAAGAGTTGTTTTTAATTCTTGAATTTTTTCTTGGTGAAATTCTTTAGTTTCTTGCTCAATTCTTTTATACTCTTTAACTTTGTCCTGAGCTTCAAAATAATTGTCAATAAAACTAATAAGAATTAAAAAAACAATAATTATTGCAAATCCTATTGCAAAATTTTTGGATTTTAATATTAAAGATATAACAAAATTAAACATTATTTTAAAAATTTACTGTCATTTTTAATATTGATTTATCATCATTTTCATTTAGATAATATTTGTTGTATTCTTTTAAATTATCTTGGTAAGAATCGTTTAAATTACATAATTTAAATACGCAAACATAAAATAAAGTTACACAAAAAATTATATTAAAAATTGCCATAACAAGGTTTTTTTGTTTTAAAAATATTGATAACATAAAATTTACTTTTTTAATAATCCTGTTAATAAATTAATATTTCTTAAACCAATAATAGCAAAGAAACCACTACCAGCATAAAATAGGAACTTTCCCAAATACTCAAATGTTTCTTTTTTTAGTGGCGTAAAAATATCAATCCAAATAAACATTGGGTAAAATAAAAAAGCAAGTAAATAAATAATTGAATAAACTTTTGCTCCATTTTCTTTTGTTAACATATATTAAAGTTTGTTGTTTGTTGTTAGTTTTTCTAATACTAATTTCATAGTTTTTCTTGATTCTTCAGTTTCAGTATCTTTACCATGTTTTATGTCTCTGTAAACTTTTAAAAAACTTAAATCTTTTTCTATTTTTAATATTCTTTTTTCAGATTCAAACATCGATTGTTTTATTAATTTATGTGTTTCTTCGTCTCTTTTTTCATTTGCTAAATTTGCTTTATTAAAAGTTTCTTTAAATTCTTTAAATTCTTTTTGCGATTCTTCATAGTTGTCTTTTTTTTCTTTAACTGCAAAAATAAATTTTAAAAGTTCTTTAAACCCTTTAAATAGAAGTTTTAAAAAATAAAAAGCAATAGCGAGCTTGGCAATAATAGCAAATACTGCGGGGTCGGCTAATTCTTTAATTTGGTTTATAAAATCTTTAAAGTCCACTTTTTAAATCTTTAAATTTATGGTCAATATAATCTTTCATTCTTATTTCTAAAAAACTAATTTGCTCTATGGCAAAATGCTTCATATTTTCCTGCAATCTATTTTCCGAATCTTTTATTTTTTCAGCAAAAAAATTCTCCATCTTTTCTTTATGCTTGTTGTCTCGTATTATAAAAAAACTCTTATTTTTATCGTATATTAAATAAATAACAAAAGCACCAATTATTACCGAAAATTCTGGTGCTTGCTTCATTAAATTAAATATGTCAATAAAATCATTCATTTTTTTTTCCTCCACTTGCTACCGCCCCAGATTAGAACGGCAATATAGAAAGCTTTTGCTTTCCACTCTTCTAAGCTACTTGACCTTAAACCGCTATAAAAAGCCATGTCAGCGTCTCTTCTAAACATATCAAAAGTTCTCAGCTCTGAATATAAAAAGTCGTGGGCAATTGCATTTTCAACGCCAACATCGAAGTTGGAAAAAAAAGGTTTAAAAATAAACGGAATCGTAAAGCCGTTAGATTCAAAACCTGCGGGAACAACATAAAGCTCAGGAAGTCTTTGACCCGCAAAATTGATATAAAATTTTAAATCTTCAATAAGAACAATTTTATCTTTTTTATTTTTTTTTGGCGTATAAACTGGCTCGTCTATAAATTCAAATCCTGATCTCATATTATTCAAATTTAATTGCTTCAACTTCCTCAACAGTTTTACAAGCATTGATTTCGTATTCTTTTATTTTAAAAAACTTATTATTATCAATTTCTCTTTGTTGTATGTGATTAGCCAATGTTAATACTACAGGAAAGATATTTACTACACCCGCAACTTGTTTATCATTTTTAGTAATTTGGGTGCTATAAGGAACAATTTTTTGCTTTATGTAATTAGCATAATTTGTTTTAAATGATGCAAAATCAGCACTGTTATTAATAGCATTGTTTATACAATCAACAGTATCTAATGTGCATTTATTCAAAATGCTTTCAGGTGTTAAATTGCTATTTGGTATAGCGTCAACAAACCAAACAAATTGAACATCAGCTCCAAAAACATAAGGATTAACTCCTGTAATTTCAGGTGCTTTATGAGTAGTAAATGGTGCTGTTTTTTTAGATAAAATAAATGCTTCAAGTTTAGCAAGTTTTTCGTCTTTTGCTTTTTGAAGCAAATAAATTTTTGCCTCTTCTGTATCTGTAATATTAGAATATTTTTGAGTGTCAAAAAAAATAGTTCCTATTTGTTCTTGACTAAAAAATTCTAAAATTTTATTTGTTTCTTTATTTTTGTATAAAATCATAAATTTTCCTTAATATTTTAAATTAATGTCTTGCCAACCAAATGTCATAATAATGACATTTGTCGAACTTGCTGAGTTATTGCATCTTATGCCAATCTGAGTTGATTTATTTGTAATTCTTGAAATTTCCGTATTAGAATTATAGGAAATATTACAAACCATTGTGTAAAATCCTGAGAGAGAAACGGGGTCAATATCAGTTGTAGCTAGATCAGAAACATAAGTTGATGATGATCCGCCCACATTTTTATTCACGCTTCCGTAGATATTTGCAAGCGTTTTAATACCCAATGGAACATCAACTGCGTAAGCACTTCTAGTATTTGTGCTTAAAGTTAAATTTTGTGAAATTAATGGGGTTGTTAAACTAAAAAATTTTCCATTTTGAGTAAAAGCTCTTATGTTTCCGCTTGCATCTGTCAATACAGATCCCACTCGTTCAAATTTTGTATACCCACTCGGCAATACACTTGTTGGATTTGGATCTGTATTTGCGACGCCAAGCAATGCACCGTAATCGGTAGTTCCATCGGTTTTACTGATAGCATAAAGATGATAAGTTGAACTATTCGCTCTTGCACCAGTTAGAAGCAAATTACCAGCAGCTCCAGCACTCCATGCACCACTTGATTGCAATCTTTTGGTTAAAGCTGAAGCAATTGCTTGCCCCGAACCATCGCTAAAATCAAACTTACCACCACTAAAATCAATGTCTGTGTTCGGGGTTGAAGCATTATTAGCAATGGTGATTGGGTTGTTAAGATAAGCAACGCCTTGGTTGGTGGTGGTGGCTAATCTATCTTGAAGAGCCATTGTTCCGCTTCCTGTAAAATAAGGAATTTTGTCTGCTGAACCTGATAATCCTGCAAAAGCAGTTAAATTATTGTTTAAAGGTTGTGCATCTAAAACAGACCTGCCAGAAGCAGTTGTAATGGCTTCAAAAACTTGTCTACCAACTATTCCTCCGCCAATATTTTGCTGCGCTGATGCGGTTGTTATTGCAGTAAATAAATTGTTGCCAACAGTTCCAGCTTCCAACAAACTTCTAACGCTTGTTGCTGTAGATGCGCTTACCAATGATCTACCAAAATTACTGGTATCTTCATAAAATAAAGCACTATCAATAAAATCACCAAATTGCGATTCGGTTGGTTTATCGCCAGTGTTAAAATATGTTTTTGCAGTTGTTCTATTTACAATAGCCATAATTATTTTTTAACTTTAATTTTAATATTTTCTTGTTTATTTTTGCGTGATGGTTGTTTAATTTGGTTTTCTTTTTTCTTTGTTTTTTTTGTTATATACATGTTATTCCTGTTGTTGAGGTTGTTGATAAATTGAAGTTGCACCTATTTTTTGTGCTATAATAGATTTTAATAAAGAATCTTGATTTTTTGGCATAGGAATTTTGCCAGCAATAATTGCTTCCGCTATTTTTTCAGCTTTTGCTAATTGCATTTTAGATGCTATTCCTCTTGAAGCTGTGCTTGAAGCCATACCAGCCATTGCCGAAGGTAAACCTCCGCCAGCTACAATTGATCCAATTGGAATTAAACGACTTCCTAAAGTTCTAAAAGAATCTGATATTATTCCTGATTGAGCAGCATTTTTTATTAATTTGCGTTCACCTTCATTAAAATATTTTAATTTATTATCATTATTAAATAATGTTCTAAATCCTGATTTTATTGCTGTTGCGGGATTGTCGCTCATTTCTGCTCTAGTAATAATTTTTTCAATATCTCTTAATTTTGCAGATTTAGCCCATAATTGCCTACCTTGTTTTAAAGCTTCAAAACCTTCTTTATTGCCTTCAACCATATTTGGATTTACTTCTTCTACTAAATTTCTTAAATGTTGCTGTAATTTTAACAAAGGTAAACCTTCTTTGGTTATTCTACCATTTTCAACAAAATTATCTATTTTATCACCTAAAGCTTCATCTAATTCTTGCAATCCTTGTAAATTTAATTTTTGATCTTTAAATTTAGATAAAGTTTTTCCAATTTCATTTATAGCTGTATTGCCTGATATTGCTTTACCAATTTCTGTTTGTTTATCTAATTCTTTGGTTTTTTGTGTTAAATTATTAATAAATTGTTCTTTTAAAATTCCACCTTTTTCATCGGCAGTTTTATATGCTTGTCCCGCCATTTGCTTTACTTCATCTGCTGTCATTTTTTGAACTTTAGGAGCGCCAATATATTTTTCATAACCTTTTCCTAAACTTTTTAATAATCCATAAGATCCAGCGCTTATTAAACCACCACCTAATCCTTGAGTGGCTACATCGCCAATATCAGTTAAATCTTTACTTTCTCCTATTGATTGTAAAGCACCCATTCCAGCAGCTCCAGCCATTCCAGCTGAAAAAGGCAATGCGGGAGCCGCTAAAACGCCTCTAGCAATTTCAGTTGTTAATGATTGCGCGGGATATTGTTCTCTAGCTTGCCCTAATTTTGTTAATTCATTTTGAACGGCTTCGTTGTATAAATCTTTTGCTGAATCTTCAACTCCAGCTAATTTAGCAACTCCAGTAGCAATTCCAGCTTTAATTCTTGGAGCAAAAGGAACCGCATTAGTTAAAGTAGTTAAAGCTGCTTCACCTCGTGAAATTGGTTGGGTTTCTGATTGCGTTTGTTGTTCTTTTTGTTGATTGCCTAAATTATTATCAATATAATCTTTAGCAAATGAGTGCAAAATTTCGTCTGGTGTATCTTTTGGAAATTGTGCTGTTTTACCATCTGGTAATTTTACTTCTCTCATTTTATTTCGTACGAATAACCGTTATAAATATTATTATTTTCTTGTTTAATTGAACTTGGGCGATTTACATAATTAGTAATATCAAGCGGATTTAATCCATAATTTTTTCTAATTTGATTTAGGTTTAATTGTTGTAAATCAGATGCTCTTTTGTTAATTTTTTCAATTTCTTCTAATCTTTGTTTGACTAGTTCTTTATCATTTAGATTATTAAATAATTCATTCCAAGCTCTTTTTGCGTCTCCTTCGGTTTGCGTTCCTTTGTTTAACCGCAAAGAATCATTTCTTATTTTTTCTAAATTAGCTTTAAATGATGCATAATTTCTTGACTGTTCATCGCTTTTGCCTGCAAAATTTTTAACTCTTGCTTGAACATTTGTTATTGGTCCTAAATTTAATTTACCTGAATCAATTAATTGTTTTGTAGCTTTTAAATCAGCATTTATGCCTCCTGCAATACCAATTGTTTCTAATCCTTGGTTTTGTAACTCTAAAGCTTTAAACTCTAAAGCTTTAACTGGTAAATTTCCTTTTGAATTTCCTGCATTTACAACATTTCCATTTTCATCAACAAATGTATTTGTTCCTAAACGTCTATTTTTTTCTGCTTCTGAATTTAATTTATTAATTTCTGCTTTAGTTTTTTGTATTGTTAATTTTTCACCTTCAGCAGCAAGTGGTTTATATCCCATTTGTGAAGCAACTTTTGAAGCTAAAAATGTTGCGTTATTTTTGTGAATTGGTTCGGGTGAATTATGAAGTTGTGAAGCAATTTTTTGATAAGCGTTAATATCATTTCCTGTTATATCTTTTATAGCTTTGTCAACAGCCATAGCATCTTCATTGCCTTGTTTAACTTCATCTTGCATTAAATTGTAAAGATCGTGTTGTCCTTTTAATTTATTGCCAAATTCTTTTTGTCTTTGTTCTTTAATTTGTGCCAAAGCTTGATCAACACCTGCCGCACCAGTATTAGATGATAAGGCACTTAAAAAAGCACTTCCTATATCTAAACCACTTTGCAATTTTGATTGCGGTTGAGTTTGTTGAGTAAGTAATTGGGTTATTCTATCCCTTTGACTTGCTAAATTATTTCTTGCTTGAGAATTATCTAACATTGTAAATTTTTTTAATTTTTAAAGTTTATATAAATAATCCACCAGTTTTAACTCCGCTATTTAATAGCGCAAGAATTGATTGTCTTTGTTGATCATTTCTTTGATTTGCCAATCCAGCTAAACCTAGATTTGCTTGTGATTGATTTTGCAATTGAGAAATTGATTGATTTATTCTATTTAAAAGATTTCCTCGAGCTTCTTGTTGAGCTTGCATTCCTGCTTTATTTACAGCCGAAAACATTCCTTCATCTCTTCTTTCGGGGTCAAATATTTGTTGCCTACCCATTAAAGCTTGTCTGCGGTTAGCTTCTATCATATCGCGCAAATTTTGCAAATATCCACCCCTAACATTTTGAGTTTCTGCTTGCAACATATTTTTAAATCTTGGGTCATTTGGATTTAACATTAAATTTGTTAAATCATTTGCTTGATTTAATAATGCTTGGGATGTTTTTTCCGCACCCGATTTTTTTGTTGAAAATAATGGTAAAGCCATGTTTATTGCGCTCCTAAAGTTTCGCCGTATATTGTAAAATCTGATATTAAATCCCTACCTTTAACATCATCAGTTTCAAAAGCAATTCTAAATTGCTTTCCCCGCCAAGATAAAGGTAATTTTGGATTAATTGGTGTTATGCCCCCTACAGGAGCTTGTCCTATTGTTGCTCTTCCTATTACACCCGCACCAACTGTTGTATAATTAGTTGAATTTTGCGAAGTTCTTGTAAAATCGCCTATAACTGATATAGTATAGGTTATATTTGCTCCAGTTTCAAAAGTAGGGCGTATATATTTGCCTTTTTTTAATGTAACTGAATTTGTCGGTTCTTCTAATGTTAACCAAGCTGATTCTATTTTGGTAATAATTGAATTACCATCATCATCAAAATTACCTTGGTCAAATTTATATATTAAACCATTATCACCGCAACAAATTAATTGTCCAGAACTATTTACAAAAAATGCGTTCATTTCTGCAAATTTACCATTAAATTTTGTAAAAGATCCATTATTAACCATTTCTCCGTTAATATACATTGGAGTATAATTATAATTATAAACAGTTGAACCAATTTTACATAAAACCCAATTTCTTTTTGGGTAATGCGTTAATTGTAAAGCTTGATCATTACCTATTTGCGTGTTAATATTTGATTGAATTTCTGTTTTTATCGCTTCTGATACATTTAAAGTTTCTACTGCAGCTGAATCGTAACTTGATTTAAAAGAGCGTAAACCATCAAAAGCTAAATAAAGCATGTTAGAGCCAATATTAACTAATCCATATTTAGTAACACATCCTTGAGTAAAGTTACCAACTGGGGTAAGATTAATTGATTTTCCAGAAGTATCTGCTATTGGATCTTCTCCGCTATCAACAAATACTTGACCAACTCCTCCAGCAACTAAATATTTGCCGTAAGTTGATAATGTTTTTAATCCAGCACCTTTACCATAACGTGTTCCATAATCAATTGTTGATGATTTTAAAGTTTTAGTTTCCGTTGTCATATCTTGTGGATCATTTGGTCCAGATACTCTTATTTTTGTTGTATCTCTAGCATCTATAAAATAACCTCTTCCATAATGAACATGAAACCAAGAAGCAATAGGCATGGCTTTTTTATGAAATGCAATGGTATCGCCAGCAATTTGGGAAGCTACAGTTGTTACTACAATATTTGCAGAAACGGATTGCACTTGAGTTAATGCATTTCTTGTGGTATTATAAACAAAATCTCCAGTTTTTATTTCTGTTGCAGAAAAATCAACTCCCGAAACTGCAATTACATTTGAATTAGTTCCAGTGGTAGTTAATGCAACGTTATCTTTTTGCACCGATCCTGTAATAATGTTTAATTCTACATTATCCCAAATTTGATATTTATCGCCAACTTTATTAGCATTTGTAGCAAATCCAATTCCAGTTGCTGCCGATCCAGTTGGAGAAATATCTAAATCTGTCGTTCCAATGCTTGTAATTATTGCGTCGGCTCCAGTTATAGCATTATATACAATGTCATTTACTGCTACATAGGTTTGACTTGCCCAATTTGTAATTTTAGAATCTGTTAATTTTGTTGAGCTTGTGCCAGCACCCATTGTTCCAACATTAATTAAAGGTTGCAATTCTTGAAAAGTATTTCCACCATCATCGGTATAAAAATTTCTATCTACACCATTAATAAAAATTAATTTTTCTTGCATCATTCGACTAATTAATGTTGCACTAGAATTTTTGCCAGATAAAATTAAATCCCAATTATCAGTAGTTGCATTATAACGCCATATTTTACCTCCACCGCTTACTAAAATAGTAGATGTTCCAGTGCTATTAATATATTCGTGAACTCCTGTTAAATTAGGTTGAGATGATATTTGATTTCCAAATCTTTTAATACCCTGTCTTTTTTCAGCTTGACCAAAAACATTTACAAAGCGATTAGTAAAATTACTTGCATATTCTATAGGTTGACCTGATTGAGAAAATTCAGTTCCAAGTCCTCTATATGGTATATTATATTTGACAAATTTCATTTTCTACGATATTTTCCATAACCTGGTCTAAAATAAGAATCCGAACCGCTATCAGCGTGAAAACGGTTGTATGCTTCTTTTAGTTTTTGTTGATATTCTTGATAATAAGCCGCATATTGTTGAGTTGGCGTGCCTCCGGATTCTTCTAATGATTTTTTAGCAACTAATCCAGCAACTAAAACTCTTGATGGAAAAAAAGGCACTGCCGACACGTCTGCGGTTGTGTAAAGTCTAGGTTTTTTGTAATATGTTATTTTAAAAACTTTATTGTTTTCTGTAGTGCTAGGAATTGGAAAAACTCTAATTTTTGGATTAGCATTATCATCAACTCCTACAACCGCCCATTGTCTTGGACGGCTATACATTTTAATTCTATTTAATCTTAAAATATCATCAAAAGTTGTTAACCACATTGGCGAAATGTCGGTATCAAACGCAATTTCATGAATATTTTTAACTAAAGCACTAGTTTCAAAGCTATAATCTGCAACTGATGATGATGCTGTTGCTTCAATTTCTCTAATTGCTTCTTTCCAATCACCATAATCAGATACTTCGTCAATAACATCATTAAGTATTTCAACCATTAATTCTGCTTCAGTATCTGCCGTTAAAGATGATGCACTGCTTATTGCAAATTTTTTTCTAGCTTCGTTTACAATTCCTAAAATATTTTTTCTAATATCTGTTGATGCCATAATTACCTGCTTGTTCTTGAAGTGAAATATTGAGCCGATGTTATATGATAAACTGCTAAAGTTGTTCTATCTGGTATATCATAAGCAACGCCATTAGATAATTGATTAAATTTAGATGCGCTAGTTGGAAAAACTCTTGCACTAGCAGAAGCATCATTTACAATATAAGTAATCATTCCGGGGCGACATTTACCAATAATTAAAGCTTCATTTGCGCCACTAGTTGCTGTTTTTACAACATTAATTGATTCAAATAATTGTTTAGCTGCCGCCGTAGTAGTTCCTGTTGCTGCAACGCTGGAATTTACCGATCGTTGCAAAGCACTAACAATAACATTACCTGTAAATGTGGCGTCACCATCACTATTTAACGTTAAAGAAGCTGTAGGGTTTACGGATGATTTTTTTGTAGTATTAAATATAATTCTACCAGGTGATGCACTATCTGAAATTATTCCATTTGTATCAGCTCCTATGTTTATTGAACCAAATAATTTATAATTAGTTCCCGCCCATCCAGCACCGTAAATTGTAAAAACATTTTGTCCACTAGTAAGAGTAGCATGTGATGTAGTATCAGAATTTGATCTAGCGCCAACAATTAAAGGCTCGAAAGATGTTGAGTGTTTGTGTAAAATTGTTTGTGCCACATTAGTGCCGCCAATATCAGAAACTTTAAAACTTGATTGATAAGTAGTGCCATTAATATTTACACCACCAACTTCGCTTCCCATGTCTCCAGCATGTACAAAGTTTGATGCTACAAGTGAAGCTGAAACTGAATCAGCTAACAAATTTGTTGTTCTTATATTGCCTGAAGCGGTAAAATCACCGTTAATAGCTAAAGAAATATCAAGAGTTTGTTTTCCTGTTGCGGTAATTGGTAAAAAAGAATCAAATATATCGCCATAATCTGCTTGTTGCGGTATATCGTTATTTTCAAATAAAGTTTTTAAATATGTCGGCGTTCTTATTGTCATACATGTTCTGGGTAAATAATAAAACTACAACCGATTGACATATCACCTATGCCACTAGCTTCAAATAAATGGTCGGCTGGACCATTTCTATTTGCGGTTACGCTAGTATTGCCAATAAAAACCGAAGAATAATTACAAATGTGACCAGCCCTGTAAATTGGGTGGCTATAAGGTAAAGGTTTAGGGTCGTTTAAACCTTTAACAAAATCTTGTGGATGCTCTTTATCTGCATATTGTTTTCTAGTAAAAAAGCCACGATAATCACGAACCAAATCTTTAGCATAACAAACTTTGCCAGATTCTTCATCTTGCATAAGCCAAGTTCCCGCTTTCCATTTTTTTTGCCCGCTTTTATACATAGCTTTTTTACTATTAAATTATGCCAGCTATTGTTGCTGAACCTGAAGCGTTTACTTTAACCACTCTAACGTGAGTTAAAGGCGTTTCAATAGTGCAATTAAAATTAGTTCCAGCACCTGAAGCAAAAGTTGTTACTGTTGCCGTTGCTTCTATTGGAGTTGCGAGTAATCCATTAGAATCAAATTGTGGCACTTGAATTTTTCCAAAAACATGTATTTGTGAATCTTTATCAGTTCTTTTGCCAAAAATTGATCTATTTTGAACTCCGCTATACCCAAAAGTAACCGGAACCCATTCAGTAGTTGTAATAGCACTTAAATTATTAATAAAACTATGTGTTTTTAAAATTATATTGTTGCTCATACATTTCCGTCTTGAGTAATAATAAATGGAATAAATATAGTTGCTCCACCAGCAGTTGGATTTGCACCCGAAACTGCCGAAACAGCAATAACAATATCTCCGCCAACACTACGCATATTAACAGCTGAAACGTTCATAACAGTTGCTTGAACAGCGTTTAATCCAGTTAAAGATGCATATTTTGTAATGTTTCCCGGTGAACCAAAACCAATTCTAGTTCCAGCAGAAACCGCAAAAGCAGAACTCATTATTACATAAGGTGCTCTAGTTAAAGAAGCATTAGCGGGTAAAGCGGCAGAAACTAATTTAGAACCACCAGTAACTTCAATTGCTTTGATTAACTCAACTTCGGCACGAGTATCTTGGGTTATAACGCCATTATCAGTGCCAACTCTAATTCTACTACCAAAACCTGTAAAACCAGTCATAAAATCTCCTAAATTGAGAGGGGAAAATCCCCTCTATTATTGTTAAGCGCCTGCAGAACCATATACGGCACGAGGGTCAGAAGGAATACCAGTTGCAAAACGTTTAGTAATAATGATGTTTAGATTTTGAGTTCTATCATCAGAAAACTTATCAGTTTCAACTTCACGTCTTACATATGATGTTAATCCACCAGCAGTAATGTCGTTAATTAAAAACCAAGCATCTTGATCTGTTAAAAAGTTAGTGCAAACAAGTTCTAATTTCATATTCGATAAAACATTTATGTCATTATTATTTGAACCAGTAGCATATTTAGTTTCAAGAATTTTTGTTGCAATAAAGTATAAACTTCTTGGAATAAGAAGTTGTTTAGGCATAATATTTAACCTTTTACCTTGATCATCTCTAAAATCCATAATGTCAATTATGGCGTTTTCTAATGAAGTTTGAGTTAAATCTGCCGAAACAGCTGGAACGTTTGAAAAAGTTCCGCCAGCAACAAGAGGGTGAGCATTTGAAAATAAAATTTGCCCGTCTGCTCCAGTATAATTTGAATTAAACCCATTGTTAAAAACGTTAGTGTGAACAATTTCTTCTTGATGAATCATTGAACGTGCTGCCATTTCTGGAATTTGTTTAATAATGTTATATTGATCATCCTCAGCCATTTCACGAGTAATAGTCACACCTAAACCATAAGTATTGTGGACATATTCTTTTTGATAGCCTTGAAAAATATCGGTGAATGCTATTTCATCACCTTGTTCTTTAATAGCGGCAGTTGGAAGCGAAGTAATGCCTTGTTCTTTTTCAAAAGATTTTGTTGATTTTTTAATATCAAAAAACTTTTTGTACATTACGTCATGTTCTTTATATTTGTTAGCAAAAATTGTTGCAATACCAGGATATAATAACTCCGCTAATTTTGAAGTTGCTATTGTCATATTATAAAATAATTAAATTAAAATTAAGAAAGAAGTGGGTTAGCTAATTTAACAACAACCCCAGCATCAGCAGGAATATCAGTATTTCTACCATAAATTGCTGTTTCAAAATCAGAAATTCCAACAACTTGGAATTGACGACTTGAAGTATTAGCAGCGGTTGCTGAAGATGCTTTTAAACCATATCCACTTTGACCTGATCTTTGATTTGGAGCTCCTGCAGTTACTGCAAAGAATTTACCAATTAAACCAGCAGATGCAGAAGAATCTATTGCAGTAATATATCTAACTCTAGGGTCAGTAATTACTTCAACAAAACCCGCTTGACCTGAGGTTAGGTAAGGACCATTTGTTGGCTGTGAATGGGTTAAAGGACGCTTATTATTATCTCCATTATTTTTATATGAAGCAATAACAACACCTAAAAGAACAGCAGAAGAAGCTGTTACTCTTTCAGCTAAACCTGTATTGCCTTCAAGTTTTACAGGATCGTTATTATAATAAGCATTATTAGCGGTGGCGACTACTTTAAAAGTTTTAGTAGCGTACGGCGCACCTTGAGACTTTACTGGAATAAAGCCATTACGATATATTGACATATTTGTTAAAAAATTTGGTTAATTTATTCAATTACCAAATCTCCAGTTGTAGGATCAACAGAATGAACATTATTTTTAAGAATTTTTTTGCCTTCAGTATTTTTTAGATAATTATTAGTTCTATCAGCAGTTTCTTGCTCATAATAAGATTTGCGTTCTTCTGCAATCTCATCTGGCAAAATCATAGCCACTAATTCATTTCTTTTCATTACTGTAGATGTTAAACCTTTAGAATCATTTATTAAATGTTCATATTCTGTAATACTAGCATCAGGAAATTTGTTTGTATCTAAAATTTCCCAACCTTCAGCTTTCTTTTTAGCAATATTTTCTGCAGTATCGTGACACCAACGAACCCTATAACCTTCAGGAGCTTTTAAAATTCCTGTTCGACTAGCGGGTTTCCAACGTACTGGTTTTCTAACTGGTGCGTTGCGATTTTGTTTTTTTACAATTGATTTCATATATTTTAAAAATATTACTTAAAGTTATCCAAAGAGATGGGTCCACTGCTACTAAGTTTTCTCATACGAGCATAGTCTTTTTCACTGACTCCTAGTTTAGAAGCATAAGAGCGTTCTAGGTCGCTTAATTTGTTTGCTTGATTATCCGATCCTGCATTTAGCGTTGCATTGCTTGACAATACTGGCGCATGCCTAAGTGTATTTTGCGAATTGTTTTTATTTTGTCCTAAACCCATATATTTGTCAACTTCATTCATAACAATTGACAAAGATGGTCTTTGATTTTTTCTTATATATTTATTTGCTACCGCTGCAACCATATCCACAACATTTTCAAATTCTGGATGTCCTTGTTGCAACCAAGGTCTTTTTATTTCTCCATTTTCGTCTTTTTCCGATGTTAATTTATTAGCATCAGCAATATCTTGTGGATCTGAATAAAAATCTTGTTTAACAGGAGTTTTTGGTTTAATATTTTGCTCTTGTTTTGTAGCAGGAATTTTATTTATTAAGCTATTTAACTTTTGTTCCGTTTTAAAGTCAAGTATTTTTTCATTTATTTGTAAAGCTTTGTCATATTCAAAATTTTCAATAGCTTCTTTGTACTGATTTCTTAATTGACTTAATACTTGATTTTCATCTTGCTCATTAAATCTTCCTTGTATTTGTTGTAATTGAGTTTGTAATTGATTTTCTTTTACTTCAAAATTTTCAGTAATTCTTAACAATTCATCTCTTAATAAAGCATTTGTTTCTTCTGCGGTTTTTTGTTTTTTATACAATTCGCTTATTCTTTGTTGGACTTCAGGATCTTCAGTTTTTACAAATTTATCTTTTTGAGGTAATTTTAATGTTTCCCTTTCTTTTACCTCATCTTTATTAATTTCTGTTTGTTGATTTTCTTTTTCATTTTGCGTAAATTCATTTTCTTGAATTTCGTTGCTTTCTTCAGAAATATTATTGTTTTTAATACTAGCAATAGCATTATCTAATAATGATTCGGGATTGGAGGTATCTATACCATCAATTCCATTAATTTTTACTTCATTTGTCATATTTTATAATATTATTTAAACGTATAATTCACCTAAAATATCTTCATCAGAACATAAATAATATTCTTTTTCGATATTTGGTATTTTAATCCAATCGCCAGCAAAACGGCTAAACATAACCTTTTTACCTATAAGTTCTTTAACTGGTTGATCGCATTCAGTACCAGCATCTAAAACAATTCCAATTGTTGGAGCATTTATTTTAGGGTCTTTTGTGTGTAAAATAATTCCTCCTTTACTTTTTTCTTCTGCGGTTTCTCTTTCAATCAAAACACGATTAAAAATTGGTCGCAGTGGATAAGGATATTTTTCTGTCATATTATTATGATATAAGTGTTAATGGTTAAAAACCGCGCAGGGCATTTATTAAAGAATTCCCTCTAAGATTATTATTAATATTATTTTGACTTAAATATTGAGATTCTACAGGAAGCAAATTAGCTTGTGGATTATCTCTAATATTTCTCTGCAATAAATTTATATAATAATCTCTTGATGAACCACCCAATCCTTCACCTTGCGCCCCTTGCGTTGCTAAATAAGAGCGTTTTTGTTCATCTGTTAAACCACCAAGTTCTTGTAAAGAACCAGGTAATGCCATATCTCCTATGCTGTTATTTGCAATTTGAGTTCCCGCTTCATATCCTGCATTATATCCACCAGCTTTATTTTGTAAATCTGTTTGTTGGCGTTGTACACCAGAATAACCGGAATTTCCAGCCATAGCACCTGGAATAGCCCCAAATATTCCTAAAGGCGCACCAGCTGCAAATCCCGTTCCAATTGCTGCCGCTCTACCAAGTGATTTACTACCAGTTAATCCGCCAACAGCTTGACCGATATTTCCAGTAAATTGTTTTATTTTTTTAATAAATCCAAATTCAGGCGATCCAGTTTCGGGGTTTATATTTTCAAAACCTGAACCAACCATATGAGAACGATAATCTTCATTTTCATCGCTCATTACTTTTTTTAATTTAACTAAAAAATCGGGATGTTGAACTAAAATATCTTTTGGAATAACATAATCACCAGGCGTTACATGTGCCATCATTGTATCACCTTTTCTGCCCGTCGATGCCATCGCATCAATTTCAGGATTTTGTGATGGTATAGTTTGCGCTAATTCAGTTTGTTGTTGCGGTCTCATAAATTATTGATTTTTAGTTAAATATTTTAAATATTCTTTTGGGATTGGGAGCGTTTGGTCAAGAAATCCTGTCTCTGACCCTTGACGATTTGGGACAAGTGATTCAGGATTTTCCATTCCCCTTGCAATTCCCTCAAATCCCCCAATTCCTTGATTGTCATAGCTTTCTCCTGCGGGCGATACATTTTCGTTAGCTCCTCCAACATTTTGATAGTAATTGGATTCTTCCGCCATAGCTCGTAGTCGTCTTGCATTTTCTAATTTTTCCTCATTTTGTTTATATAAATAAGCAACATGTTTTTGTCTATGTGCCATAATTGCTGACATAGTTTCTTTATCAATTTCTTCCGCAAATGGTCCTTTTAACAATTCATCAATTACTTGGATATGTGTTTTATGATCTTGATCTTCAAAAACATCAAATAAAGGACGTTCGTTTGCTGGCATTAAGAAAAAAGTGTTTTCTTGTCTTTGATCATCTATTTTTTGCGGTTGTTGTTGCTCTTCGGGGTTTGGTAACATATCTTTTATGTCTTCTATTTCCATAGCTTCTAACATTTTTTTAGAAACTTCGTATAAAGATTTTGGATTATTTGCCATTAAAGGGTTTTGAAACGCAAATTGATATAAAGATTGTGCTTTAGCTATTTTTTGTTGTTTAGTAATGTTTCTAGGATCAAAAATAGGAATTATTTTTAAATCTTCTTGATAATCTTGTTTAGTAATTCCAAATAATTTACCATTTTCTACAAAATAAGCATCATCTTGAAGATATTTGCGATTTAAATTATATAATTTTTCTAATTCATCTTGAAATGAACTTGCCATTTGCTCCATTACGCTGGTTGGCATTTGCAATGATTGTTCGAGCATGGTGGTAATAGTGACGGGCTGGTATACTTTTTCTACATCACCAGTAACGGCATCTGTTACCGAAGTTAAACTTCTTGCATAATTTTCTAAACCTTGCATTAAATTTATATAGGCTGGATTTGGTCCAGCAAATTGCAATTGATAAAATTTATCGCTTATTCTGCCGTCGCCAAAACCTGAAGTTTTAACAAATTTACCCATTGACATTTCAATTTCACCGCCTTTAACATCTAAAGTTTCATCCATAAAACCTGAAGCAGTATTGGCAAGTTCACCAGCATTGACAGATTGTCTTAACATTTTGTTAATTGCAATGTTTAATTTACCCGCTAAATGTCCTATACCATAACCATAAAATCCATCTGGATTTTCTAAAAATTTATAGTGAGTAAAATATTCAATAGGTTCTTTGTTTCTTAAAGGTTTTCCAGTTTCATCAATTTCGTAACGAATTTGTATTCTTAAAACTTTTTTACTTTGATAGTCAACGGTAATAATATATGGCTCTAATATACCATCGCCATCTAAATCATAAAGGGTGTGGCTTTCTAATATTTTAGCGTATTCTATACTATTATCGCCACTTGGTTTTATACCTTGAAAATCTATTTCAACTTCTTCAAATTCGTTTTCTGTGCCGATTTCATATTTTTCAGCTACATCTATAAAATATTCACTATTTTTAAGTATTTTTGTTTCATTTATAGTTTTATATATTACATGCGTTTTTCTCGGAACTTTTTCTATTGCTACTGGTCCAATGGTATAAGGAACTACCAAATCAACAGCCCTAACTCTTTCAACTACATTTTCACGTATTACTGGGTCATAATATGTTTTAGTAAAATCAGATCCATTTAATGGGGTTGCTAAAAACATTGCATTTTTTTCTCGTTTGTAATTTTTATTTAACAAACCCAATTGAAATGACATGTGTTTAGCAATTTTTTCAGCTCTTTCAACGGTTTCAGAATTTATATTGTTGCCAACAGGAATTGCGTCAAGAAAATTGCGAGTTGGAAAAAACGCTTTGTAAGCACGGGATTGAAAAGAATTACAGGCTTCTGTTACAATTGGAACACCATCACGGCTTGAGCCATCCCAAGGTTCGTTATCAGGTTCATCGGTTTGATTATATAATTTTTTCCATTCAGTATGTTTTGCTAACCAATCGGATCGCGAAGCAAGATCGGAACTAAAATCGTTATATATTGATAAACCTATTTTTTCTAACTCATCTTTGTCTAATTTTGACGCTAGATTAAGTTGTTCCACATTTAACCCTTGTGATATTAAATCATCAATTTTTATCATTAATTGCCATATCTAAATTAAATTGCTTTTGCAATAGATAAGGCTTTTTTAAAGCTTCCAACATTAAATAAATAATTATTTTTTCTTTTTTACAAGCTTTTTTGCTCCAGCTTTATCAGCTTTCATGTCAGCTTTTGAATTTTCATATTTTTTCAAAGCACTTTTAGGATTAGTTGCTTTTTTAATTGATTTTTTTGGCATATTTTTGTAAATAATGATTAATATTAACAGATTTGGAATATATTTTATTATTTTTATCTTGCAAGTATTTTTTATTTAATTTTAAATTTTTATGCAACCAAGGAATTATACCTTCGCCGTAAACCTCAAAATTATTTAAACCGGAATGTTTAAAAAAATCTCTTAATTCCTGCACTTGTGCTAAAAATTCACCTTTTGTCCAAAAAGTTCTTCTAACTTCTTTTTCATTGTAAGATTCACAAGATAAAGTAGTTTCTAACCAAATTGGTCTTTTGTTTTCACCCTCACCTTTTGTCAGTTTTAAATCTGGTTTTTCTAAACTGCATAAATCATAAGCAAATAAATGGAATTTTTTAAAACCAAGCATATCTAAAACCGCAATTCCTCTTGTGCAAGTAGCGGAACCGCCACAAACCATTTTATGATCTTTAGGTAATATTTTATGTTCTTCTGCACCAACATAAGCATTATATCCCCATATTTCACAACCCTGTTCTAAAAGATTTTTAGTTACTTCGGGATTAACCATAGACGCAACAAACCATTTTATTTGATTTGCTTTTGGATGATTAACAAAATCCTTTACATGTTCTCTAGGGTCTAACAATATACAAGCCCAAGGAAGAATATCAGCATCTAACAATTTTTCTAGTGCGTGTTTTACGGCTACAATTTTAATTCCTTTTTCATAAAAAGGTCGAATTTCTTCAGGACATAATGAAGGACCAGCATTTGCAATAACAATTTCTTCTTGATTCGGCTCGCAAATATCTAACCAGTTTTCAATTAATTCTAAATTACCTTTAATATTTTTTTGTATTATTTCATGATCTACGCAATTTTTAGTTTGAACTTTTAAGTTTTTTAAATCAACAACTCCACTTTCTTTTAGTTTTTTTGGTCCTTTGTGGTGAACCATAAATTCTGCTAAAGTAGTTTTTTCAAAAACATCTCTACCCTCTATTCCTTTGGAAATATTTAAGAAAACATCTTTGCCATTAGCGTGATTAAAATCTTGTGCAATAACATCAAACACAAAACTGTCATGCCATTGTGCTAAGGTTAAAACTTCATCATTGATATACATCGATACCATTTTGTCTAAAAATTCTTTACCACCTTTTTTAAGATTAAAAATCATAAAACCACATTCGCTATGATCCCAATCTTTTCTTCCTAAATAACTTGTAACTTGTTTTTTTGGTAACCATTGATTAAAATTTTCTATTGGTTTTTTTATTTCAATATCAGCATCCATCCAAATAAGATATTCTTTACCTTCCGCTAAAGCGAATGTCATGGCTTGATGCAAAGCAAAAACTTTAAAAGAAAATCTGCGGTAGTCCATGCGATAATCTTTTTCGTCTTTTAATTTATGACGCTTTAAAAATTCTAATTGCTCAGGTGGAAATTCCCTTGAAATAAAAATAATATTTTCGTCTCTAGCTTTTTCAGTTAAAGGTAATAACCATTGCTCCGTTTCTTGTAATTGTGGGCAAGGGTCTAAGCCAATTAAAATGGTTAAATCTTTTGGCAAATTATTAAGCCAAGTTGGTATAGTTTTTTGTGGATATTCTACCCAATTAGGAAAAGTAGTGCAAAGAGCTATGTTTTTATTCATAATTACCATTTTAAATTACTAATTCTTTTAATGTCATTTTCTATATTTACCCCAAATTGGAATTCAATAAAATTAGCATGACCGCTAAAACTATGAATAACTTTTTTAGGAATGTAAAAAAATAAATTATTATTGCTAAATTTACCGTTTAAATAAAACTTTCCGTTACCTTTTAATTTTATCCAAAATTCACTTCTTAATTTGTGTTTTTGAAATGAAAGTGACCCATCAAATTTTAAATATTTAATTTTTAAAAAAGGTAAATTAATTAATGTAATGTAATAACCCCAGTTTCTATATACTTTTTGCATAATTGTTTAATAATTCACTACTTGATTGAATTTTATTGCCACCAATATTAAAAAGCGGTTTTATTCCTAATTCTAAACACAATGTTAATTCTGGCGTATTATTTTCTTTGCGATCGCCACCATTTGCAAAATAATCAGGTTTTAATTTTAATAAAGCATCACAAACAGAGTTATCTTTGTCATTAACTGCAATAACATCATCAACATTTTTAATATTTAAAAGAATTTTAGCCCTTTCATGCCAATTCATAAAATATTTGCCTTTTTTGCAAACAAGCCAATCATCAGAATTAAGAATAACAACAAGTTTGCCATATTTAGAAGCTTCGTTAATCATGTCAATATGCCCGCTGTGTATTGGATCAAACCCTCCTGATATTGCAATTACCATCCTAATATTACCTCTTTGTGAATTTTTTCTAACACTTTCATGCCAAGACTTTGGCAATATTCGGTGGCTTGTAAATCTTCTTTACCATTTAACCACTGTTCAACAATTATAATTGGTTTGTATTCTTTAATAAAATTAGTCATTCCTTTAACAACTTTATGCTCGTAGCCTTGAACATCAATTTTAATTAAAGTTTGTTTAGTTAAATCAAACTCACTTTTAATTGATAAAAATTCATCATCAAAACAATAAAGCGTTACATCGTCACCTTTTTCTAAATGCATTGCACCAGAATTGTTTAAATTATCAATAATAATTTTTGAGCTTTCTCGGCAATCTGATAAACCAAAATTAGCAAGATAAAAAACAGGATTATCTAAATTTTTATTTAAACATTCAAAATTTTTTTGATTTGGTTCAATAGCTAGTATTTCTTTAAATCCTGCTTTTTGCGCCATTCTACTCCATAAACCTACATGGGCACCTACATCAATAAATAAACCCCTATCTTTTGGTTCAATGTATTTTAAAACAGCATCAAATTGTTTTTTTTGATAATTACCTTCATCATCCATTATATTTTCAAAATGAGTATCAGTATCAGGTAACCAAGTATTTTTTACAAATTTCATAATTTATATTGCATTGAGTATTCAGTGTAAATTCTTTCTTTGTGCCATTTATCCGCCATTGGCGTAGTAGCAAAATCGTGAAAACAAGGCGTGCCAAGCGTATAATGTAATAATTTAGCATTGTCATTAAAACCAAGTTCATCAGGTAACCAATTCCATTCAATCGGTAACTCACCAATCAAATCATCGGCTAGCCAAGTAAATCTATGTAATTGTGCGCCAGTAGCATTTTCAATAAAATCTGCTGTTAAAACTTTGTTAGCTTGATGTCCGCAATTCCAAAGAATAACACTAGACCAATTTTTGCGGGGATAATCTTCATTTTTAGCGCCAAGATATTTTTGATTAAACTTGGTTTTGTAATTATGTTTTACAACCATGACCGCTTTTGATTCATCTTTTAAATCAAATAATTTAGATATATCATCGCATAAAATCATATCACCATCAATAAACAAAGCCCAACCTTTATAATCAGTGAGACTTGGCACTAAAAATCTTGAATAAATAAATTGATTGCTTCCATCTTGATGCTTTTCTTGATAATTTTGTAAAGTATTAAGAGCAATTGGTATAATTGATATTGGTTTAGTTGCGTGCCTTACTATGCTATTAACGCAAGTATGATATGCAATTGCCTCTCTTTTATCGTAACCAATAAAAATTTGATTAATAGCCATTTTGTTCTCTCATTTTTTTTATAATTGCACAAGCTAACCCCTTTTCAATTTCTTTTAGCGTGAATTGATGATACGAAATAAACCGCAACAATTTTAATCTATCAAGCTCTTTAGACCGAGTAAAACAATCATCAAGATTTGACATGTTTAAATTATTCCAATCTCTAACAATAGAATGCTGTGAAGTCGCAATAACTGGTATTCCTGCAAGTGTAGCGTCTAATGCTATGTTTGAGTTAAAAGTAATGACGCATTTTGCACCAAGTAAATCATCTTCCAATCTAACTGACACATCGTTTTTATCTCTAATTTTATATTTTCTGTTGCCAAGTTTTTGAATTGTTGTATTAATCCATTTGTCGCAGTCAATGCCATAAAATATACATATTGCATCAGTGGGTGGGCAAATTAGAAAATAACCATGTTCGTTATTTTGCCAATCCTGCATTTTGTAATTAAGTTTGTCTATTCTATCTGACGGAAGGTTAACATCTTTATATCTTGCTTGCGTATCGTTGAGTGAAATTCTGTAATATCCATCAAATTGCCCTTTGTTATGTAAACTTCTATCAATATAACCGAGGTCTAAATGTAAATAATCTAAATTGTTTCTAAAGTTGTGATGAATGACATCGCTACACCCGCGCAAAATCCCGTAGAGTATAGATTCATCTTTAAACATACCTTTTTTTGCACCCTCTTTAAATAAAGAAGTGTCTTTAGCTATGCATCTAAAGCCAATTGCAACCGACCTCATTATTTTTTGCGAAATGAAGTGATTTGTGTACCAAGCGATCATGTATTATTACACTGTATTAAATTAAAACAATTTATAAAAATAAATTAAAATATTAAAAATTAAATTGCAAGCACTATTTTTGATTAGCCTTTTTAGCCAATCTATGCGATTCTTTTAACTCAACTCTATTTCTGTCTAGCTCTGTCATTATAAACGGACGACTAGCACAAGCATAAGCCACGCAATCCCAAATATGATCTTCTTGATCACTGTCAGGTCCTTTTTCGGGGTGCAACTCATCAAGCTGTAAACTTGGCACAGTCCGCCAAAAGTGTTTGCAACCCTGTAATGCGTAGAACGCTGGTAAATCCTCACCCTGTAATCTCGCTCTAAATTCTTGATAATTTTGAGCTTTACCTTTGCGACTTTGCACCATTCTAAATACATTGCCCGTTGAACGATACATACGTTCCGCTACACTCATGCCATCATGCTCTCCCCACATTGCTGCATCGCCAACACGATAATCAATTGTTTCGCCCGTTTCTTGTTCTACCGCCAAGATTCTTCTAGCGACATCGGGGCTTTCTAACCTACACCCAACGTTGGGCTGTCCGCTCCACCCGTAGAACTCACGATAAAGTATTAAAGAATTAGCGGGAATTAATTTATCTTCGTAATTATCCTTAGCTTTGATTAAAGTATCAGCATCAGCAACCGCAAACCAACCTACAGCGAATGGCTTAGCCGTACCCCAATCAATTACCATAAACTTAGTCCAATAATCGGGTATTGCAAAGTTACGCACCAAATGACGCTCTCTGCTTAGCTTCTCAAATGCAAGTCCAAGCGTACTAGCTTCAAATGCTTCTTCCCAAGTGCACGGGTATTCTTGTCTAAATTCATCTTCACCGCGTAAACCAGCGCTTGACAGTTCAGCAATCTTTTTGCGTCGCCATGCTATTTGTTCAACATCAAGCTTATAAAGCTTCATTAATTCCATCTCTTCTTTAGTCGCAATCATTGTATCGCTTGGCTTTGTACGATATTCTTTTTGCCAAAACCACGGTATAAATATTGGTATATAATCGCTTTCCCCACTTTGTGCTAGCATCCACTGCTCGTAGAACCAGTTAAGCTTTCCATTCGCTGTACTCTCAATGAATATTTCAGTTCCAAATTCATCCGGCACCGCTTGTAACGCACCTTTCGCTATATCTGAAGCATTGTCCCAGAAAGCGGCTTCCGAGCCATGAAAGTATTGTATTGTTGATGAACGACCAGTGTTTTTGTTGCCAGCTGTTCCGACTCTATATCCCGAATCAATTAAATCAAAACTTAATTCTCTTTGTGATGACGCCCCAAGCTTAGGCTTGAAAGGTTCGGGACATAACTGATAATATCTATCAGCCATTTCAAATAAGTTGTTTGTAGCTTCTGCTTCATGTGTTAAAATAAACGCTCTACGACCAGCATTATTAGTGATTCGCCAAAATAAACGCCCTTCGATGTAAGTAGATATGCCCTGCTGCCGCCCCTTTAATATTATCGCTCTTACTCTCCCAGTCTTTTTAAGCTGTTCTTCTGCTGCCGAGTTTAAATATTGTTGAGCCGAATTTAATTCAAATTCTTCTATTGTTCCGCTTTTTGTTCTAATTTTGAGACAATTTAAAGCGTACAATTCAAAATCTTGTGATAATTCTTGACGAGCTTCTGAGCTTACTAACATTGATTATTGTTTGTAGATTGTAGTATATTGAAGCGTGTTATAGTCAAATTGATGTAAATTACCAAATTCATCTTCGCGATACTGTATATTGTTATTAGTATCTATTATTGAATAATAATTATCAGCAAAGCCATTTTTTGCAAAGCAAGAAAAAAATATTGATATTGCCAAAAAAATTATTTTATGTCTCATTTTGAGTTGATTTGCGTTTAACATTTTTTAAAACGAAATTATCTTGTTCAAGTTTTACAGTAGTATTATTTTCAGTTTGAAGCTTCTCACTGTAAGCGTGAGGATTCTTTTTAGCAGCTAACCAACGATAATGATGAGCTAACTCTCGAGCTCTAGCAATTTCTGCATTATCGCAACCTTTTTTTAGATTTTTAAGCACTCTTTCTGCTTTATCTGTGATTATATCAGCACTCTTTTTTTGTGCTTCACGACATCGCGCGGAATACTCTGATGTAGAGATGAAGCGCGCTATAGCATCATGACTCACTTCATATCTCTTTTTTATGTCATTGTAGCTTTTCGCTTCAACAATCATCTCAATTACATCATCAGCATTTTCACAAAGATTTTGTAAATGTGTTTTTCTTTTTTCTTTCATAAATTAAAAAAAATTGTTTTAAATTTCTTAAAATTAATTATGTAAGCTTATTTTGTCAATAGATTTCTTTTAATAGATTATGTAAACTTAATTTATAGTTAATGCTAGCAAATGCTAATTTTGCTAATAAAAAAAAAGTAGCAAAAAAAAATTATGATGTATGAGATGAAGAAAGAGCTTTTTATTTTTTCTTTTGTTTAACTAAACTATTTTTTGTTTAGTTTATTTATTTTGTTTTTGTTTTTTTGTATCTTATAACATGATTCCGCTTTGTCAACTTATTATATTATATATCTTTTATTAACTTCTAATAATCTACTAATTTTAATCACATTCAAAATCATTTTATTCACAAATCTTTTTTAATCTTTTTTTTCTTATTATTTCTTAATATTCCCCTAAACCCTTGTCTCTCTAGTCTTATCCCATTTTGAACAATCTTTAAAATAATTTAAAATAGTGCTTGACATTAGTAATTTTATGATTCATAATATGTCTAACGAAATAAATTTAATTTGTTTCAAATATTAACTTTAAATAAAAAAATATGAAATTATTCGCAATTATCATCACTTCAGTAGCATCACTTCTTTTAATGTATTTATGCTTACATTTTGCTTTTGAATCATCTAAAGACAATTTTTTTAAATCAATTGCTTTT